CATCTGACATGGGTTTTGATTTTTCATATGACAGTAAATTAATATGTCATCATAAAAACGATTCAGCTCATGTTGTTAATAACAACGTTAATTTGGATCCACGTGAGTTTATACCTACAGACACTCCAGAGACAAATGAACTCAATTAACTAGAAGAACGGCATTCCTGTCTTTTTTGTAGTTTCAAGATTACTTTCAATTACATCGTGCATTAATGGTATGTCCGTTACACCCATCTGCATGATCTCTGCAAATGATATTCCTCCCCGCATGTACCAACATAACTCAAATAAATTTTTCTTAATGTTTTTGGCCTCTTGATCCATGCCTTCTAGTTTCTTAATAATTTCGGCATTTGCCAAGGTCAAGAGGCTAATGCGAAAAAATTTGATTGGTCAAACGTAAATGGGGTTTCGTATTCTTTATTACAATCCGGACAAGTAGTCTTTACTGTTTTGTTGGGCATTTGATCGTTAATTGATGCTTGGTGCTTTTCAATTGTTTCAAATACACTGCGGTCACTATTAGTGATAAAGTCATCAATAAATCCAGTATTAGTTACTCTTGTTCCGTCTGGCAATAATATGTATTCAATACTACCAATAATATTCCTAACAGTTAGGCTAGTCATCTTTTGAAAGATCACGTTAAACTTATCCTGTTTTTGTTCAGAATCTAAACTCTCGTCATTAACAACCGCAAGCAAGCGTTGTTGTTCAAACACTTCTAGATTAGTAGCGTTTGAGCTTTTAAACGACTGTGGTTTTAATTTAATCTTAAGATCTTTAAATTCAATGGTTTCCTCGTATTTGCTTAAATCAACACCAACTTGTAGGAAGTTTTTAAGATCAATTTCATACTCACTAAATTCCTTGCATCCTGGACAAGTACTTGAGTAACCCATTTGCTCTCCATAACTAGCAATTCTAATACTAATTAATGCAGCGTCTAAATCAACAATAGGCATCTCCCAAGCATTTTTAATACTGGGAATACAGTGTTGTATAACATCAACAACCGCCTGTCCGTTCATCAGTGCATCAGGTGATTTTAAAATAAGCTCATCTCTAGTACTCATGCTTAACACTGGGAGTTCTCCATTGATAGGCATGTCAATAGCATTGACGCCGTAGTATTTTCCCTTGCTTGGTAATGAAAAATAAATCTGCGGAGTTCGCATGTAACTGCTTAGAGGATTGCTTTCTGGTTGTGCTTGCTGAGTCTGCGATAAAAAATCTTGCATATCAGTTGGATTTGTGTTTTCTTCGCTCAATTTGAGTAATCTCCTAGGGTAAATACAGTATACGATAATTTTCTGTACACATGTATTTATATGCGTACATAATGGGGATCAGAGATTTGGCAGTTACAGTTGACATACCTGGAGTTGGGACAGTAAACGCAGAAAATGCGGCTCAAGACTCGACCTTAAATGCAATCCTTGGAGCAATTAACGCTCAATCAAAAGGCGGAGGAGGCGGTTCTGCAAGTGGCGGTGGATTCGATGCGGCTAACCAAAAGGCTAAAAGTGCCGCCAGCGGATTAGGTGCGCTAGGTGGCGCAGCTTCTAGCACTGGGGATGCATTTAGTAGTGCAGGCCAGTCAGCCAGCAATGCCGGAAACGCCTTTGCAAATGCATCCAATCGAGTCTTTGCTACTTTCGGAGCGTTAGCAAGTCAAAGCACCAGTACAAGTGGCATGCTTAATTCTGTTGGACAAGGCATCAGCAAGCTAGGCGATGTAGCAAGTCATGCCACTAAGTCTATTCCAGTTTTAGGAACAATGCTTGGTGGTTTAGCAACAGCCTCCGCTTCAGCATTTGGATTATTGCTTGGCGTATTGTCAAGAAATGTAGAACAGTTTGAGAAAGTTTCGGCGTCAGGTGGAAGTTTCGGCAATAGTTTAATGAAGTTTAGAGAAATTTCTAACCAAGCTGGGCTTAGTACTGAAATGATGGCAAACGTTGCTCAGAAAGCTGGCGACTCATTATCTGCGTTTGGTGGAACTACTGAAGCAGGTGGTAGGATATTTGCTAAAAATAATAAGTCAATGCAAACTGAATACGGCGCACAAATGTTGCGTATGGGCATTGGGTTTGAACAGCAAGGTGTTATGTTAGCTGAATTTATGGGTGACTTAGCAGCCACTGGTCAAAACATGGATCAATTAGACACTGGTGAGCTTAACAAGTCTTTTATGACACTTACTACTCAACAAAAACAAATGGCACAATATAACGGGGTTACGTTAGAAGCAGAGCGTGAAAAACAAAAAGCATTAAAGAAAGATGCCCAGTTACAAGCGGCCTTGTTAGATCTTCCACCCGAGCAACGTAAAGCTGCTGAGCTAATGATTGCCCAGGCAGAAGACATGGTAGCTGGATCTGGGCAAGCTATTAAAGAAATGTTCCTAACTGGGGGAGATACATTTACTGCTGAGTCAAGTGCATTATTGGGCGAACTTCCTGGTTATGAACAAGGGTTAAAAGACACTATAGCTGGTATTAAGAATGGAAATTTAGAATTTACTGACTCGCTTCATGGAGCCGCGGCCACAATAACCAAAGGACAATTGAAAAGTATACAGGAAATAGTTAAAGCTAGTGCAATGGGTGCAACTGGGCCAGTAGTTAATGCATTTTCGGGCGCATTTCTATCCGTAGAAAAAACTATTAACAAAGTGGCAAACGATACCATTGGTAAAATAGGTAAAGATACTGAAAGTTTAAAAGAAACACCAAGTGAACTTGATGATAACGCTGTTCGAATGGCTCAAGCAGCAAGGGATTTAGCAATATCAATGGATAAAGCCGTAAGTGGAGTAATGACATCTAGTGCGTTTAATACAGGGTTAAATTTTGCCACCCAAGCAATTAACGGTTTAGCAAATGCGACTAATGCTATTACTAACACATCTGATTCTGAAAAATCGTTTTTTGATAGAGTAGGCGACGGTATTAAGAACTCAGTGGGAAATTATCTTCAAACAACCGAACCCATGGATCTTACTAAATCTGCAACAAAAGGCTTTCAGGACGCATTCAAATTAGGAAGCCCCGGACAAGCCAGCCCGGCGGTAATCCCCACGCCTGATGCCGCTGTACCAGCTGATGAATCAGCACGGTCAACAGTTTCAAGAGATGCTCTGCCAGATGTAACTAATCCGCAAGCAACTTTAGATGCCGCTACAGCAGCATTTCAGACGCATGATGGCGACAATGCTCTAACTAATGCCCAAGCAATACCAGATGATGTTGCTGAGGCAATGAGATCCACTCCTGCGTTAATACAAGAGCTAACTAAGCAAGTTAGAGAATCAAGTGACAATAATGCGAAAGTAGTTCAACAAGCTATAATGAATCAATAGTTAAATTAAATTAGGTTAAATAACATAAAGGTGCTATAATAAGTCATGTCCTGGAAAAAACATTTTAAAACAGTAAATTTAAGTCCGCTAACTAATGCTGCCTCAAATTCAGCCGATGCTTCTGCAAAGTATAGCAACTATGCTAGTCACTTACCAGAAGTTTATACTGGACACACAAACCGTGTTCAACGTTACAGTCAATATGAAAACATGGATGTTGACAGTGAAGTGAACAGTGCATTAGATATTCTTTCAGAGTTTTGTACACAAGTTAACGTAGAGAACGGCACAGCGTTTGACATTAAATGGAGTGAAGCACCCAGCGACAATGAAATTGATACTATTAAAAAACAATTGCTTAATTGGAATAACTTAAACGAATTTAACAAACGTGTTTTTAAGATCTTTCGCAATACACTAAAGTACGGAGATCAGGTGTTTATACGTGATCCTGAAACGTTCCAATGGTCCTGGGTTGAGATGACTGATGTTAACAAAGTTATTGTTAATGAAAGCGAAGGCAAAAAACCTGAACAATATGTTATTAAAAACATTAACCCTAATTTTGAAAACTTAACTGCCACTCAATTAACATCTGGTGACGATTATCATAGATCTGGTGATCACAAGCAGAGTGGGTATATACAAGCAAGCACTGTTTATGGTAGCCAAAGTTCAAGTTCAGGTAGATTTGATAGAAGCATTAATGAAACAGCCGTTGATGCTAATCACGTTGTGCATTGCAGTCTAACAGAAGGTCTTGATGCTAACTGGCCATTTGGTAACAGTATTCTTGAAAACATATTTAAAGTTTTTAAGCAAAAAGAATTACTTGAGGATGCTATTATTATCTATCGTATCCAACGTGCGCCGGAACGCCGTGTATTCTACGTAGATGTTGGTAACATGCCAGCACACATGGCCATGGCATTTGTTGAGCGTGTTAAAAACGAAATACATCAAAGACGTATTCCAAGCCAAACAGGCGGCGGCTCGAGTATTATGGATACCACATATAATCCACTAAGCACTAATGAAGATTACTTCTTTCCACAAACGGCAGAAGGCCGAGGGTCAAAAGTTGAGACGTTACCAGGCGGAACTAATCTTGGTGAGATTGACGACTTGAAGTACTTTACTAATAAATTATATAGAGGATTGCGTATCCCTAGTAGCTATTTGCCCACAGGTCCAGATGACAGTGCTCAACCATACAGCGATGGACGAGTTGGCACTGCACTTATACAGGAACATCGCTTTAACGAATATTGCAAAAGACTTCAGCGTTTAGTTGCAGAGACATTTGATCGAGAGTTTAAAATGTTTCTTAAATGGCGCGGGTTCGAACTAGACAACTCAAGTTTTGAACTACGCTTTAACGAACCACAGAACTTTAGCAAATATCGTGAAACTGAAATGGATGGTTCTAGGATTAGCACATTTACCCAACTCGAGGCTTTCCCATACTTGAGTAAACGTTTCCTATTACAGCGTTATTTAGGAATGTCTGAAGAAGAGATGAGCGATAACACTAAACTTTGGAAAGAAGAAAACATCGAAGCTCCGACAGCTGATGTTCCAAATATGCGCAGTGTAGGTATTACCCCAGGCGGAATAGAAACAGACCTTGAAAACTTTGCACCAGAAGCACCTCCTGAAGAGGGAGTTGATGCAGCAGGTGGCGGTGAAGAAGGCGGCGACGGTGCTCTAGATGCCGCTGGTGTTGATAGCCCAGTTCCAGAGCCAGCAACTCCTCCAGTTACGTAATAAATACAGTAACAAGGAGACTACTGTGTTACTTAAAGATTTTGTTACTGAAGACGAAGATAACCCTAGGCATGACAATGCCCGGGATTTAAGTCGTGCTGAAAAGCCCGATACTCGTAAAACTAGACTTACCCTTGAACAAATTTCTAGACTTCGCAAACTTCGTGATGTAAAAACATCTGAGTATCAGGATAGCCTTGGTGATATTAAAACACAATTTGGAGCTCCAGCGCCAGAAGTTGTCTAATATCTAAAGAAAATCTCCTTAAATTCCCAAAAATTACCCTTTTGGGGCAAAAATGCCCTGTTCGCCACTACATATTAACTATGTAGTTAAATAGTTTATAATGCCTTAAACATATACAAGGAGTCTTAAGCATGTCCGACAAATTTAATGAGCTAATTGAGCTTATCATCTCAGAAGAGACCGATCAAGCTAAAGAACTTTTTCACGAAATTATCGTGGACAAGTCCAGAAGTATTTACGAATCACTAATTGACGAAGAAGAAGTAGTTGATGAAGATGAAGAAGTTGATGAATCTGAAGAAGTAGTAGAAGAAACAGACGAAGAAATTGACGAAAGTGATTTCGACGAAAGTGATTTCGACGAAGAACTTGGTGGCGATGCCGCTGAGGAAATGATTGACGATATTTCAGCAGACGAAGAAGGTCTTGCTCTTGAAGCTCACGACGGCGAAGAGGAAATGGAAGATCGCGTTGTTGATCTCGAAGATGCACTTGACGAACTCAAAGCAGAATTTGAAAAGTTAATGGGCGACGACGAAGGTGAAGAAGAGATGGACATGGGACCAGAAATGGACATGGACGAGCCAGAAATGGACATGGATCCTGAAGAAGAAGAAATGGACGAAGCAGAAGAAATGGACGAAACTTTTGTACGTGAGTACACAGAGAAAGCTCCTGCTGCAGTAACTTCTGAGCCAAGTAGCGTAAACAAGCATTCAACAGTTGCTAGTAAGAATGACATGGGCGGCAAAGCAGCTAGCTCAAGTGGTGGCGAAAATTCAGGATCAAAAGCAGCAACAGCAAAAGTTCATGATGCTGGTAACGTTAATAAGCCAGGTGCAAAAGTTAAACCAGTTGCAGCACCTAAACCAAAAGCAACAGCGTAAGATAGGAATCGTATATGAACTATCTTAGAGAAACCCTTACGTTCGATCAAGCGGGAATCGTAACAGAGTCTGCCAACGATGGTAAGGATCTCTATATGAAAGGCATTTGTATTCAGGGCGGGGTAAAAAACGCAAACGAGCGTGTTTACCCTGTTACTGAAATTTCCAATGCCGTCAAGCAACTCAACGATCAAGTCTCGACTGGCAATAGTGTGCTAGGTGAGGTTGATCATCCAGATGATCTAAAGATTAATTTAGATCGGGTCAGCCATATGATAGAAAGCATGTGGATGGATGGGCCAAACGGCTTTGGAAAATTAAAGATATTACCTACTCCAATGGGTCAATTAGTTAAGACTATGTTGGAAAGTAACGTTAAACTGGGCGTAAGCAGTAGAGGCAGTGGCGAAGTCAATGAATCTACCGGAAACGTTGCAGGTTTCGAGATTGTCACAGTAGATATTGTGGCACAACCAAGTGCTCCAAACGCATATCCTAAAGCAATTTATGAAGGATTGCTTAATATGCGCAATGGGCACACTGTACTTGAGATGGCCAAAGAAGCAAGTGGCAATGCTAAAGTACAAAAATACTTGAAGGACGAAGTAATGCGTCTTATCAAGGATCTTAAGATCTAGGAGACCAAAATGCTAGATGCTATCAAACCATTATTGGATAGTGACCTGATCAACGAAGAAACCCGTACTCAAATTGAAGAGGCATGGGCATCTAAGTTAGTTGAATCTAAAGAGCAGGTCAGAGTAGAACTCCGTGAGGAATTTGCTCAACGTTATGAGCATGATAAATCCGTAATGGTCGAAGCTTTGGATCGAATGGTTACAGAGAGCTTAACAACTGAGTTAGCTGAATTTGCAGAAGAGAAGAAACATCTTTCAGAAGACCGCGCAAAATTTGTCGGTCAAATGAAGGGCGTTACAGAAACTTTTGATAAATTCTTAGTCAAGCAGTTAGCAGAAGAGATAAATGAACTCAATGCTGACAGACAGGCCCAAGTAGAGCATGTCGCAAAATTAGAAGAATTCATTACAGCCCAATTAGCAGAAGAAATTTCAGATTTCCAACAGGATCGTCAAGATGTTGTTGAAACTAAAGTTCGACTAGTTAAAGAAGCACGTAGTCAATTTAAAACACTCAAGCAGAAGTTTATTGAAACATCTGCAACACTTGTTAAAGAATCCGTAGCCAAACATTTAAAAGCCGAGATCACTCAATTACGCGAAGATATCGGTACGGCCAAAGAAAATACCTTTGGGCGTAAAGTTTTTGAATCAATTGCAGCAGAATTTAGTGCAAGCTATCTTAATGAAAATCAAGAAATCAAAGAACTTAAAAAATCTTTGGAGTCAAAAGAAGCTAAACTAACAGAAGCACAAGTCGCAATTGCAGAGAAAGATCAACTTGTTGAGAGCAAGGTAAAAGAAATTAACATGATTACTGAAACAACACAACGCAAAGAAGTCATGAACAATTTGTTAAAGCCACTCAATAAAGACAAAGGCGCAGTAATGCGCGACCTTCTAGAGAGCGTTCAAACCAGCAAACTACAAGCTGCATACGATCGTTATCTTCCAGTAGTACTAGACGGCAAAGCTGCCCCAAAAGCTGAAAAGCAGATGGTTGCAGAAAGTCGTAAAGTAGTTACAGGTGACAAAGAAGTAAAACACCAAAATACTAAGTCTGATGACACTAATGTTATTGAACTTCGTAAATTGGCAGGCTTAAAATAAACGTATCTAGGAGACAATAAAATGTCAGACGTACTATTAGAAGGCCGTTGGGGCGCAACAAAAGATGCTCTTCTAGAAGGTCTAGAAGGCAACCGCCGCAGCGCAATGAGCGTTGTTTTAGAAAACACACGCAGCTACCTATCAGAAGCAGCAACATCCGGTGCTACAACTTCTGGTAACATGGCAACACTAAACAGAGTTATTTTACCTGTTATCCGTCGTGTTATGCCAACAGTTATCGCCAACGAAATTGTTGGTGTTCAACCAATGCAGGGCCCAGTTAGCCAGATTCACACACTACGTGTTCGTTATGCAGAAGCAGCAGACTCCACAGCGAGTTCGCCGTTTGATACAGACGTACTAGCAGGTGATGAAGCACTTAGCCCATTTAAAATTGCTACAGCATATTCCGGTAGTTTAACTACTGGTAAAGCTGAAACCACAGCAGGCAAAGAAGGCGGCGGAGGAAAGAAAATTTCCATCCAAATCCTCAAGCAACCTGTTGAAGCAAAAACACGTAAGCTACAAGCTCGTTGGACATTTGAAGCCGCTCAAGACGCACAGTCTATGCACGGTATCGATGTTGAAGCAGAAATCATGGCCGCTTTGGCACAAGAGATTACTGCTGAAATCGACCAAGAAGTTCTTGGTTCCCTTCGTTCACTCGCAGCAACAGAAGAAACTTTCAACCAGGCAACAGTGTCCGGTACAGCGACTTATGTTGGTGATGAGCATGCAGCACTTTCAGTGTTAATTAACCGTACAGCAAACAAAATTGCTCAGCGCACACGTCGTGGCGCTGGTAACTGGGCAGTTGTTAGTCCTGAAGCACTTACAGTACTTCAGTCCGCTTCAACAAGCGCATTTGCACGTACAACAGAAGGTACTTTTGAAGCACCAACAAACACTAAGTTCGTTGGTACACTCAATGGCGCTATGAAGATTTATGTAGATTCATACGCTGCTGATTCGACAGCAGTACTAGTTGGTTACAAAGGTTCAAGCGAAACTGATGCAGCGGCATTTTATTGCCCATACATCCCACTAATGAGCAGTGGAACAGTACTTGATCCGTCGACTTTCGAGCCAGTAGTTAGCTTCATGACACGTTATGGTTATGTAGAGCTATCCAACACAGCGTCATCTCTTGGTAACGCCGGTGATTACTTGGGCGAAGTTGCAATGTCAAATATTACATTTAGCTAATATCTGATATTTGTTAAGGCATTAAGGGGTGGGGATTAATTTTCCCACCCTTTTTGTTGACTAATAAGTATTATTATGCAAATATCCGCTAGACGCCCGTGGGACGAGGATTTCTATGAAATACTAAAAAATATAATTCCTCACTTGCCTACTAAACATATATTTTACTATAACCATAGTGGCAATGATATAGACGGAAATAAGGATATATTATTTTTTAAAGATTCCTTGACAGTTATATTCAGTTTAGATCTAAC